GAATGGCAATATTTTTCCAGAAACACAAAAACAGGGAAAGTTGTTAGAATCAGAATGGAAAAAATGATTCGCAAATTGGAACAGATAACTGGCGAATCATTTATTGAATATAAATAGGATTGCACAGTTCCTTGCCTCTGTTTAATATTATAGCGTTTTATCATTTTTACTAACTATTTATTGGAGACAACTAGTATTTTAGGAGATTTAAATGTCATCATCTATGTTAGAACAAGCGGTTATTGACGCACAAGCACTTAAAGAGGCAGCAGTCAAGAACGCAGAACAAGAAGTTCTTGAAAAGTATTCAGGCGAAATTAAAGAAGCTGTTGATACCTTGCTTGAACAGGAAGCCGATCCAATGGCGGTGGCTGACCCAATGGCAGCAGCAGATCCTTTGGCAGCCGATCCAATGGCGGGCGGTGACCCAATGGCAGCAGCTGGTGTAGCAGGTGGTGGTGCTGATGAAATTGCTGCTGAACTTCCCCTAAAAGCTTTAGATGAAACTAAGTTTGCAGAAGATAATGAAGAAGTCGAACTAGATTTGGACGCATTGAAAGAGGCACTAGATCCCGTTATTTATGAAACATCTCAATCTCAACTTGAGGGATTGCTGGAAGAAGGCACCGTTACAAATTCTGAAGAGATCGTTGAAGAAGTTACAGAAGAGATTGATGAAGAACTGGATGAAGAAATTGAGATTGATGAAGAAACCCTGAAAAACACAATCGAAGAAATTTTAAAAGTTGATCTAGAAAATGTTCCGCGTGGAGATATGGGCACAACACATCCAACACGACCTCAACAAGTGTATGGCGTTGATGTTGCCCTCGCAGCCGAACAAGACTCTGCAATCAAAGAACAAACCGAAGAGTGGCAAGCAGCCCTCGCAAAAATTATGAAATTAGAAGAGCATGTAAAATCTCTCAAGTCTCAAAAGAATAGACTTGTAAAAGAGCATAAAGAGCTTCAGAGTGTTGCCCGTCAAGTCAGTAATAAACTGGCTGAACTTAATACTACCAATGCTAAATTGGTATATCAGAATCGTATTCTGGAATCCCACTCCTTGAATGAGCGACAAAAGCAAAAGCTTGTCGAAGCGGTTTCAAACGCGAATTCAACTGAAGAAGCCAAAGTTATTTATGAAACTTTGCAAGATTCACTTTCTTCAAAGGTGCAAAATGGACCTAAGAATTTGAATGAAGCAATAAGCAAAAATAGCAGGCTTGTTTTGAAATCAAATAAAAAGGAAACGCAAGTTTCTGATTCTGCTTCCGAGCGAATGAAGAGACTTGCAGGAATTATTTAAGGAGAAAAAATAATGAGTATTATTGAAAAACTAACCGAGGGCATTATTCATCGTAATGTCCAGAAGGAAGGTCAAGCTCTTCTCAACAAGTGGGAAAAGACTGGTCTTCTGGAAGGTATCGGGAGTGATAATGGTCGTGGAAACATGGCTTCACTTCTTGAAAATCAAGCAAAGGAGCTTCTGCGAGAAGCTTCATCTATGCAAGTAGGAGATGTTGAAGGCTTTGCGGCTGTTGCATTTCCTATTGTGCGGCGCGTGTTTGGTGGTCTAATTGCAAATGAGCTAGTGTCAGTTCAACCTATGAGCTTGCCGTCTGGTCTTATTTTCTTTCTAGACTTTACATTTAACAGCACCCGTTTTGGTAACTACATCGACAAGTCAGTTTATGGTACTGACAAAGTTGGTATGCAAATTACTGGCGGCGTTAGTCTTGGTCAAACTGGTAGTGCAACTGGTGTTTATGGTGGCAATGGTCCGGCATCGTTTAACGAGCTTGGCTTCTATAACCTAAACAACGGTTATGCTTCCCCAACCGGAAGTGGCACTGTTACAGTTACAGCTTATACGTCTGGTACGTTTGGCTCTGGAAACCCAGATATTGATAATATCTGTCGTTTTGATCCAGATCTTACTTCTGGAACAACGGATGTTTATGTTGGTTTGATTGATTTGTCTCAAGCTGCAATTGACGGTGGAAACACTCCAATTGATCGAGACAATCTTATCACACTAACGATGTCTAGTTCAGCGGGTCAAACCGTGGCGCTACCGCAAGGTGCAGCTGGGACATGGGTTGTAGCCAATGGTCCTGGGCTTCGTCAGGCGCGGCGTCTAACGCAATTTTTGTCTAAGAGCACCGATACCAACAGTGTTTTGGTTGTTGCTGTGGACTTGCCGGGTAGAGATAATTCGTCAATGTTGGCGAATGTTACTCAACCTATTACTGGTACTACTGCCTATACTTGGGCAGCGGCTGATAATTTCACCAGCGCGAATCTCGCGAAGGGTGCCGTTGTTGGTACAACCGCATGGGCTCTTGAGAGTAATGCAGACATTCCAGAAATTGACATTAAGGTAGACAGCGTGTCAATTACTGCGATGACTAAAAAGCTCAAGGCTAAGTGGACACCAGAGCTTCAGCAAGACATCAACGCATACCATAATCTGGATGCAGAAGTTGAGCTGACAGGTATTCTTTCTGAGCAAATTGCACTTGAGATTGACCAAGAAATTCTTGGCGACCTTGTTAATGGTGCAACTGCTGGAACTTATTACTGGTCACGGAAGCCTGGTAAGTTTGTGAATAAGACGAGTGGTGTTTCTACCAATCAAACATTATATCCAGACTTCACAGGAACCGTATCTGAGTGGTATGAGACATTACTGGAAACAGTTAATGATGTTTCCGCACAGATTCATCGGAAGACACTTCGCGGTGGAGCTAACTTCTTGGTTTGTAGCCCAGAAGTTGCTAACATTATGGAGTTTACTGCCGGTTTCCGCGCAGATACAACTGCTGACGAAAATAAGGGCACCGCAGGTGCTGTTAAAGTCGGTCAAATCAGTAAGAAGTGGGATATCTACGTTGATCCGTATTTCCCACGGCCTGTGATTCTTGTTGGGCGTAAGGGCAATAGCTTCCTTGAGAGTGGCTATGTGTATGCTCCATACGTTCCGCTGCAAGTCACGCCTACTATCTTTGGACCAGAGGACTTTGTGCCTCGTAAGGGAGTTATGACCCGTTATGGTAAGAAGATGGTTCGACCTGATATGTACGGTCTTGTTATCGTTGAAGACCTTCTTGGTTAATTTTTAATTAACTAAAGGTGTTTCTTGGAGACCCCACCTTTCTTTTTGAGAGGTGGGGTTTTCTTTTTCGTTTAAAGCACTCTTAAACTATTTAACTAATAGGAGAATAAGAATGCCTACAGCGCCGCCCAAATTAAGTCCCGTACAACAAACCAATCCTTATGTATTAAAATCCACAGGTTCCTATAATCTCGTAACTACTACGAGTGTTCCATATGGTGTATATTTATCGGGCGCTCTTAGTTCCAGTCAATGGGCATCCGGTGCTGTCGCTCAAGTTGCATATACATATAAAATGCTGGGCGGTGATGTCTTAGACGTTGAATTAACAGAAAATAATATATATACATCTTATGAAGTTGCCACTTTAGAATATTCCTATATTGTTAATAATCACCAGGCAGTAAATGTTCTTTCTGATTTTTTGGGTGCTACAACAGGTACTTTTGATCACGAAGGCGTGCTTCAGTCTGGTGAATTATCATCAAGCTTAAGTGGCACTCATCTTGCTCTTAAATATCCTAAATTTCGTTTTTCGTATGCTGAGCGTGTTGGTGAAGGTTTAGCAGGAGGAGCAGGATTTGGTGATGACGCACGAATATATTCTGCCTCTATCACGCTCCAAAATAATGTTCAAGATTATGATTTACAAAGCATAGTTCAAAATGCTTCAATTGATGGCTCAACCACATTTGGATATGCTTTTACAGGGAGTGTCAATAATAAAAGAATTGCTATAAGAAGAGTTTATTATAAATCTCCCCAAACTATGTGGAGGTTTTATGGATATTATGGCGGATTAAATGTTGTGGGAAATCTTTATACATATGGTCAGTATTCCGATGAGTCAACATTTGAAGTTGTACCAGCATGGCAAAATAAATTACAATCAATGGCTTTTGAGACAAATCTTTATACGCGAGCGTCCCACTATGCTTATGAAATTTTTGATAACAGAATCCGTCTTTATCCTCCACCAGCCGATCCCGGATCGGGCGCACCCAAAAGAATATGGTTTAATTTTACAATCCCGACAGATCCTTGGACAGAAGAATCAACTAGAAAAAGCGGAACTGACGGAGTTAATAATTATAATACTCTTCCATTTGCTAATATTCCTTATGATAATATCAATAGCATGGGCAAACAATGGATTAGAAAATATGCACTATCAGTAGCGAAAGGAATGCTTGCTCAAGTGCGTGGTAAATTTGGTTCTATTCCAATTCCGGGTGAAGCAGTAACACTTAATGCTTCAGATTTGGCTTCTCAGTCTGAAGCAGAAAAAACAGCTCTAAAGGAAGAGTTAAATACTTTATTAGATAAACTAACATATGCTGCTCTTACGGATCAAGACGCTAAATTAACTGAAGATGCCAATCGTATTCAAGTTAACGTACCCATGGGAGTTTATATAGGATAAACAAATGGCCGACGACAACAAATGGAACAGACCAGAGAATCCACCACCCCCTCTTTTTTTGGGCAAAAAAGAAAGAGATCTGGTTAAGCAGGTTAATGATGAATTAATTGAACGAGTCATTGGTCAAACAGTTCTTTATTATCCAATAAGCAATGTTCATACAAATTTTCATCCCTTGTATGGAGAAGCAATTGAAAAAAACTTTTTGCCTCCTGTAAGAATTTATGCGCTTGTGGAGTGGGAAGATCCTGGTACAACTTCTACTGCTGCTGGTGTTGATCGGATATCAAAAATTGTTGTTCATTTTCATAAACGACGATTAACTGAAGATCAAGATCTATTTGTGCGCGTTGGTGATTTTGTTCTCTATGGAAGTAATTATTATGAAATAACTACGTTAAGCGAGCCTAAACAATTGTTTGGGCAGGTGTTGCATAAGGTTGAAATTTCAGCTAAGTGTCATCGTTCGCGTCAAGGGCTTTTTGATGGTAAATAACAATGCGTGACAGAAGTAATGTAAGCGGAACTATGAGGCAAATTTTGCCATTTAAACCTTCGTCTTTGGAAACAATAGATTATGCGGTTTATGATTGGCTTGATAAACAATTAAATATTTCGTGTACCACGAACAAAGGTTTTGATAAAGTTCCTATCGTTTGGGTTGCAGGAGAACGTTCGAATCAAGTTAAAAATAACAAGAATTTAAGGGACAAGGAAGGGTCTCTTATCTTCCCCATTATCACCGTTCAAAGAGATAGTTTTGCCAAAGATTTGGGAAAAAAAGGAATGTTCTTTGGAAATATAGACCCCTTTCCAGACAAGAAAGGCGGCTCCATAACAATTGCTCGCAGGGTCAAGCAAGACAAAACTGCCAATTTTCTTAATGCAGATGCTTATAGAAAGAAAAGTGGTGTTGCAGGCAACGCAGGCAAAGTTGGTGGTCAACAAATTAACTTTCCGAGCAAAAAGAAGAATAAAAAAATAGTATATGAAACCGTTACTATTCCAATGCCGGTTTATATTGAAGCTAAATATTCTATTCAAATCAAAACAGAATATCAGCAACAAATTAATGAAATAATTCAACCCTTTGTTACCGATGCTGGAGGAATTAATTATAGTGTTCTTCTGGGTCATTCAGGTCACCGATATGAAGCTTTTATGGATAGTGATTTTGCTTCAACCAATAATGTTGCTGATATGGGCGAAGAAACCCGTATTTACGAAACAAAAATTGGCTTAAGGGTCTTAGGATATTTGGTTGGGGCTGGCAAAAACCAAGAACAGCCCAATATTGTAGTGCGCGAGAACGCGGTAGAAGTACGAATCCCGCGTGAACATGTAATCCTTGGCGACATCCCTCCATGGGTTGATGGAAAATATCGTTCCTAAAGTTTCGTTTGTCTTTTAGACATATAACGTACTATTTATTAGAGAATTTAAGTATTATTATACTGAGCAAGGAGACTCTTATCAATGGCTAAAACTGGCGTTAGT